ATTTATCCATCTCAAAAACTTTATCATATTTTCTGCCTACAAGATATTTTCTTAAAAGATCTATTTCTTCTTCCGTCAATATTTCTTTCAGATAGATATGATAAAAAAAGAGGAATTTTTCATATTTTTTATTTATTCTAAATACCTCATTATCTATTTGTACGTGGATATAGTTCTTATACATATAAATACACCTCTTTTATTTTAATTATCCCCTATTTGTTGTAAAAAATTCCTTAGAAATTAAATTTTTTGTCAATAAAAAAGAAAGGGCAATCTTTTAAGACTGCCCTATATAAATATTCCTATCCCCTTTTTTATTTTTTCTTTATTAGCTTTTATTGTTTCGTCTGTTTCTTCAAAAACTCCAAATCTATCAAATCCTAAAATAATAGTTAATACAACTACATTAGTCCCAATTAAAAGATATAAATCCTCTCTTTTAGATTTTTCTTCTATATAGTTAAAAAGCTGTTCAGGATATTTATTTCTTAATTCTGTTTTTATCATTGTCAGATTTTCTTTTCTTTGATAACCTCTTAACTTTAATGTCAGAACTGAGTTTAAAAAAACTAGCCCTAACATTATTATAAGAAATTTACGACTTCTGTGATATATTTTCATTTTTATCACTCCGTTTCTTCACGAATCCAAACTTTTCTAGTAACAGTTCCAAAAATCCAGTGCTGATTCCATATCTTTTTTGATTTACTGTTTCCAAAAGTGCCTCACCAAAGAATCCTAGTACAGGACTCCAAGGATATAAGAATCCTGCTTTAAAATGCCCTACAATTTTATTTAAGGATAATGCAATAGCCATTGTCATTCCCGCAACAGCTATTCTCTTAAGGTATGGCTTTACAGGCTGGTTATCTACCATTTTTTGAGCAACTACTCCAAAAAGAACTCCCGAGAAAAACAGTATCAGAAAAAGTCCATGATTATCTATTATTTCCTGCAAATCCTTTAACATTTAGTAATCCCCCTATATTCCAATAGCTACTTTTTCTTCTCCAAGTATTTTATGTATTATTTCATCAATATTTACAGTTTTTTCAAGTGCTTCTGTACCTTTTAATAATAAATCCTCAGTAAATCTCTCAACATCATCAGGGATATATGGGTTGTTTATCTCCTGAGCTTTTCTCACGAAATCCTTAAATTTTGCAAAAAAATTATTTTTTACTGCTTCCAGTTTTTGAATTCCAGTTTTTGCTCCAAAGATTATTTCTTTTTCTAAAACTTCCTTCCTTGTAAAATCTACTAACATTCCTACCAAAATCATTTGTAATTGTGCATTCATTTACATCACTCCTTTAAAGTTATATTATTTTGTTTTTAAGCCACCTGAAAGACTCAAAATTTGCATTTTATTCTATCAGGCAACCTTTTATACCTAATTTTATTTTGAATTGCTCATATCAAAAATATGAAAGTGTTTTTTTCTATAGACTCAATTTTTTCATTTTTTGAGCCTATAAAATTTTTTAGACTTAAAATTTCAAAAAATTAAGTCTTATTTTATTTCAAAGTATTCATTGATACTTTTTACTATTGCTTCAATATATTCATTTTTCTTTTCAAAAGCTTTTTTTAAATCCTCGTTATTATCAATAAAAAACGGCTCCGAAATAACACAAGGTGCTTTTATTCTGCTTAACAGTCCACTTCCTCTCCCGTGCCAAGGCTCTTTTGCACCTCTATTTTTTAATCCTAACGCTTCAGATACATTTTTAGATAGTAGCTCGGCAAACTTTTTGCCTTTCACACTTCCCGGATAATATATTGCTTCTGTTCCTGTTGCAACTGTATTAGCACTGTTACAGTGTAATGATATAGCTAAATCTGGATTTAAACTATTAATTAAAGTAGTATTTTCCATTTTAGAATATCCTCTGTTATGTGTAAAAGCTTCATATCCATTATCCACAAGTAATTCTACTAGTTCATCTGCTAGTTTTGTATTATATCCAAGTTCAGTTGTTTTTTTATCCTGTGATACAGCTCCACAGTCATTTCCGCCATGCCCTATTATTACGCATATCTTTTTTCTGCTTAAGGTGGGTTTCACATCATGTTGATATTCTTTTATCCATAATAGTGCATACTCTTTATCCTCTCCGACTTCTTTTATTTCATAGATTTTATTTTTAATTTCAACTGTGTTTCCTATTTCTTTTCTTAACTCTTCAATATTCATTCACATCACCTTTTCAATATATTTTTCTTTTATTTCTACACGATTGAGCCAACCTTTTAAAAAATCTTCTTGTGTATTGTCTTTTGCTGCAAGATTTTTATAAAAAGTTCTTTGCAACTCATGATATTCCTTTAAAAATACTTCAGGATTTATACCATTAATTGCTTCCAATGTTTTATTCCCAACTATTCCATCTATGACTAAATTCGCACCAAACTTATTAGCAACTATCTGTGCTTTTTTTATTCCTTTTCCTCCACTATTTACAGCCCAGTCAAATACTGATAATGCTACTTTATCATTTTTAATTTTATCCAGCTTATTTCCTAAGTAATATTTTTTCAGATATATATTTTTTGCAAAATCTTTTGTTAAATTTCTCATATCCCCAGTATAACCGAATTCTCTTGCCTCTTCTTCAGTTATCCCAAAGTTAGTTGCTCCACCTTTATCATTCTCGTCATTAGTATAGCCACCTTCAACTTCGAAAATATAATTTAAAAATTTGTTGAATCTATCCATTATTTCACTTCCTTTTTTTCTTCTACATTCAATATGATATTATCTTTTTCAAATTTTACACCAATTACTTTGTATTTTTTGTTATCAAATTCAATTTCTGTACATATAAGTTTTTCTATATTCATTTACATCACTTCCTTTCCTAGTAACTCCATAAATTTTAAATATTTAAATAGCTTTACTGGACTAAATGCACTTTCTTTTAATGTCTTTAAGTTGTAAGTCAAGCTATCGTCCAGTCCTTTGTTAATTAGATGTATACACAATTCTGAACAAAAATATTTATCCTTATGCTCAATTCCCAACTCTAGCAATTGAGCTAAAAATATTGCCCAGTAATCGTAACCCTTGCCTTTTAATTTCTTAAACTCTTCAAGCACAATCGGGATTTCTATATGACTGTCAAGTTCATAGATATCCATGTTGTCTTTTCTGATAAACGGCTTTATTCTTACACCACCAGGATTCGACAAATATACATAATCATTGTACACCAGCTCACAATGACTATATTTGCCCAGTGTCCGTAGTGTTATTAAAAATCCTACTATGCTTTTTGGTCTATGAAAACTGATATATAATTTATCTTTTTCAAGCATACTACCTCCTTTATTCGTGAGCTTAATCGTGAGATTTTAACACGATTAATTCCAAAGTTTTTCGAATTCTTCTCTTGCGTTAAATAGCTTCAGTTCTTCATCTGTCAGAGTTTCTAATTTCTCTATCAAGCTACTTTCAGTTTTTAATGCCTTTGTGACCTGCTCCTGCATATGTAAAGCCATTACTTTCAAATCATTAAGCGATAACTTCAGATATACATGCTCCCTTGTGTCCTTATCCAACACTTTCCAGCCGTCGTACTCTTTTTGTCCTGTTGCCATTAATAACACTACTATTCCAGTCAGATTATCCCTGTCACCTTTTTCTCTATTTTTCTGCAAGTATTTACCTTTAAAAAGAAATTCTTTTTCTGAGTATTCAACCTTTAATTCAGATAATTCCTTTTTCATCTGATCAAGTTTAAAATCTTTATTAAATACAATCTCTCCATCTTTTATTGTTTCGCATTCCTTTAATTTTACGATTTTACCAGCTACAAAATAGTTGTCAGGAGCTATTTCAACTTCCTGATATTTTATTTCTTCCACTACATCTCCAGCCATTGTTGGAGCTATCATAGATACATCTATGTTTGTGCTTAACACTAAATGAGTATCTTTGTTGTACATAACTTTAAGAGTATCTTTATCAAATTTCTTAAGCTCCTCGTACCAGTCTTTATTATCTTTATCAAATATTGCAATATATTTCATGCCGTCTTCAAACTGTTTTATTTCTGTTCTTTCTACTATAAATTTCATTCTATCCTCCTAATTTTTATCCAAACGGAACATTATACCAGTTGCTTCCATTCCCGCCACGTCTTACTTGCAAAGCCCGCATTTGCACAAGGTCAACAATGTGGTCATTATTCCCATTGACAAGACCTGTTACAACGTATCCATTTCTTTCTGTCGCCTGATTTGCATGTGCGATAATAGGGGTTATCAATCCAACTAACCTTACATCCCTTACGGTGTCGTTATTCAATGTATTCCAAATATTATTAAAATTAGTATCCATACTGTTCATTCGATTGTCACGTGCGGCCATATCTATGTGATCCATTATTTCTAACCATCCGCCACCTGCACGATTAGGGACTTTATAATAGGCACGCCCTCCGTTCGTGTGAAATGACCCGGTATAACCCCCTGCACTATTAAACATTTCAATTTCCGTACCTGCATACGAATGACCAATATCGTTTGTCCCTACTACTTTTAATCTTGAATCAGGATATTTCCAAAAATTTGTTTTCAGCTGATAAGGCGACAAATCAGGCTTTGGACTTACCTGCTTTATTGTTTTGTAGTTGATAAGACCATAATCATCTTCTCCAGCTGGTTTTAGCAGTTTGCTTAAAAACTTGACAAGTCCTCTTACTGTTAAAATCTTTGTATGGTCTAATGTTTCAAACAACTTAGCCCATTTTGTTTTTCCACTTTCTTCATTGTTTCCTGTATTTTTTTCAATTATTTCTTTTACTCTATCAGAATCAGTTTCAGCTTCTGTGCTAGAATAGAGCTTTGCTATTCCAAGAGTGTTTTCAGATGCCTGCGTTATCAGCTCAATTAAAAAATAATTTCCAGTGTAAATTAAATTTACTATATTGTCTTTTATAAGACTTTTAGATTTAAGATTTTCATTATCATTAAATTTAAGTGAGTAATTATTATTTTTAAAAATAACAACTGGATTATCAAAGTTATTTGTTTTTGGAATTACGAATTTCAATTTAAGTCCTTCAAATAATTCTTGTTCACTTTCTAAATTTTTAATTACATAAGCATCTACTCCTGAACCATAATTTTCAGAATATTCTGTTTCAATAAAATACACTCCGTTTTTTTGCATTTCATTAAAATCATCAGAGCTTATAACACTACCTCTTGTCTGTATAACACCCCTAAAAGGTGTAATTTCTTTTACTTCATTGTCTCCAACAGTTACAGAAGGATTTCTTATTTTAAATAGATTCGAATGTTCATACACTCCTCGCAAAAATTTTTTAATGATAGGCATTCTCTTTTTCCCTCCTTTTAATCATTAAGTTCCAACATTTCATCAAGATTATATTCATGTCTGTCATATTCATATCTAACATCACTTTTAACAATATATTTCTGTTTTTCTCCTTTACAGTTTATTAAAAATTCTCCATCCAGCATTTCCCAACAATCTATAATTATTCCTGCTGCTTTTATTGATTTTAAAAATAATATAATTTCTCGAATATTTACTTTTTTCAAAATCCTTAATTTAATGTGACGTACTTTAATATTTTTGTCAGAATTATAATCAAAAATCTGTATTCTATGTTTTTCAATATTAAAAAAAATGGATATAGCATTAACAATAAAATTAAAATCAACTCTTCCTAATCTTAATAAAAATGATAATTTTAAAAATTTTCTGTACTCTTCATCTGTTCTTCCACTTCTGTAAATTTTGAATTGTGAGCCAAACAAATCAAGTTCTTTTTCGAGTAATTTATCAATGACATCAGAAAACAATACTTTTTCAAAATGTTTATCATACAATTCAAATCCTTTAGAAATTATATTGAAAATTTTTATGTTATTCTGACCTTTTCTGTCAACTATATTCCCACATAGCTTTAAAAAATCATTTGCTTCCATTATAATTCCACCTCAATATTATTAATGCTCAAAAAACTATATTCATCATGCTGTATAGCTAAATCTGTTTTTGTCCAATTTCCATTTATTATCTTTATTTCTACATCTGCTTCCAACTGATCAGCTATTTTATAAACTGCAGCTTGAATTTTTTCATAATTAACATATTGTCCTAGTCTAAATTTATCTGATTCTTTAATTATATTTCCTACAATTTCTTCTTTTGTTGTTTTTTTATAATCTGAAATATTTTTTATATTTCTGACTCTTACTGCATATTCAACTTTAGTTGCTTTTTTAAATTTAATTATCCGTTCTTGATTTGAATCAGTTATTACTCTCATTTCCACATCACCATCTGTCACAATACCTGGAGAAATAGTATTTAGAACTGTATACGCTACTTCTTCATCAATAAGACCTTTTATTATAATTCTTACATGTCCAGGTTCTAATTTTAAAGTTTCATTTTTCTCTTCTGTAGAATTTTCAAGAACAACGCAATCCTCAACTTGAGATAATTTAAGTAAATTTGATTTTATTCCATTAATATCAGCTCCACCTTTTGATAATGATAAATTTAAAATTCTTTCTCTTAGTTCTTCATCACTTTCTAAAAATGTTCCACCACTGATTATTTCTGAATTATATACTCTGCTTACATTTTCATCTCCAGTTGCTTTTTCAGCAATTTCATTTTCAGAAGCATTGTATTCTTCTCCAAAATCTAATGCTTTTATTTGTACAACCGCTTTCCCAACGTTGTTTATTAATACATTTGATACTGTCTGATATAATAATCCTTTTTTAGATCTTACTTGAAATCCTTTTGTAACTATATGACCTGGTACTCCTTCTATGTTTAAGTTTCCATAAGCATATTTTCCTTTTATTCTTTCTATCCCAAAGTTACTTCCAAATGCTGACAAAATTGCACCATTTTTATTGTGTAACCACATTTGAGAATAAAGTAACTGTAGCTGTTTACTCTGATTTTCAAGCATATATATAAATACTTCCAAAAATTGTCCAAGCGATGTTTCAGGATTTATTTCAAAATCGTCTCCAAACTGTATTTTTCCTTCCTGTTCCATTGCTTTTTTTATGTCTAAAAATAAAGGGAAAATAATTCCGTTGTTTTCTATTTTAAAATCAGCCATTTATTTCCCTCCTATCTATTTCAATCTTTGTTTCTTCGCCAAAATAATCAAATTTTATTTTAAAAAAACCTTCCCTGTTTTCTGATTTTGACTTTTCAATAATTATGCTGCTTAAATCTACTCCTTTATAAGAAGAAATTTTTTCATACATATATGTAATCATCAAATCTTCTCGTTCATGTGACTTTAACTGACCTATATAATCGAGCCAAGGTATTCCTATTTCAGTTCTTAAATCATAAGTCCCTTTTATATGCTTTATAAGTTCAACTATATCCTGTTTTGCTTTTTCTTTTTCATTTAGCACTATAAGATTATTATCTTTAAAATGTAAATCTCCATTTTTCATTTCAAAAGCTATCATTTCTCACCTCTATGGATGTATATAATCTACTCCACCTTTTTTTATTCCACTTTCAGTATCTATTTCAGAAACTTTCAGTTTACCTTTTATAGTAACATCGCCTGTTATCTTCAAATTTCCAGTTATTATCGTATTTCCAGTTATTTCTATACTATTTCCTAAAATAATATTTGTTCCGTTTTTTTTATTATTGATAACTATTTTATCGTTGTTTTTTTGCTCTCCGGAAATAATGTCCAAAGGTATAGCCCTTTCGACAACCGCAAATCCCATTTCTGTCCTTCCAAAACTCTGTTGCTCTGAAATTTCATTAGATTGAAAAGCCTCAACATATGGTCTTTCAAATATATTTATAAAAACCTTGTCATCATTAGAATAAGGAACATATACTTCGAAACTGTCACTGCTAAAAACTGGTAATAAAGGAACATCTGTTAAATCTTCAGGAGTTGTCTGTATAACATCATCTTTCAAACTTCTTATTGCCTTCTGCAAAAATTTTACACTTGCTTTTCTTTTTTCATTATCAACATCATAAATTTTACCTATCCATGTTGTATGTATATCATTGATTCCATCTTGAATAAGCATTTTATTATGTTTTTCAAGTTCGCTGAATGCCATTATTTCTTCTCCTTTTTAGATTTTTCTTGTTGTTTTTCTTCTTTTTCTTCAGATTTTTTTAGTTTTTCTTCAGATTTCTTTTTAATTTCTTCCAGTTCCTTTAACATATTCTGTCCAAATATATCCATATCGAGTATTTTCAATTCTGTTGTAAATTCTCCATCTTCTCCATCACAATTATGTGTTATTTTATCTATTACATAATCTTTTTCCAGTCCTTCTATAAATAACTGTGTATTTATTTTAAAATTCCTAAAACCTAATTTAACACTATATCCATCATCATCCACAGTCAGATTCAATAAATCCATCTGTGTTAGTTCTGTTTTTTCTTTGATAAAAGAATGTTTTGGCAAAAAGTAAAGCAGTCCATTTTCTATATAGAATATGCTCATTGTATCTTTTGCTATATCTTCAAATATTTTTTGTAAACTAGTATTAGATTTTGAAAAATTTGACTGATAAGGTAAATCTTTAAAAAGTTCTATTTTACCTATTCCCAGTTTGATTTCATCTTTACTTCCAAATTTATCAATCAAATCTTTTACTATAAAACTTGGTTTATTTCCTTTTGGATAGCTTATATTAAGAGTCTGCATCACAAATATATCTTTTTCCTGGAAACACACTAAACTATATTTTATATCCAGTTCAGAAAATTCATTTTTTACTGTTGCAAGTTGGCCTGAAAAAATCAAATCTTTTATTTTAATTTCTTTTTTCTCCCTATATCCTGCATAAAGTTCTATTCTTGGTTTTGCTTTCAAAAACTCATATTCTAAACTAAGTTGCCCTTTTTCTCTCGCTTTGATGTTATATAAATTTAATTCCAGGACATTAGATTGACTTGTCCTGTCTACTTCAAGCCTAAAATCCATGTTAAAGTTATCATTATCATATATAAGAACATTGTTGGCTAACATTAATCTTATTTCTATATATCTAAATTTATCTTTCATTCTTGTTACCTCTTGAATAGTAAAAAAGTGAAGTTTTTTAAAGTTTTAACATTAAAATCACTTTTTAATCCTTCTTTGTTTTTAGGCACTATCAATAAGATAAGATCATCGTAATCATTAGTTATCTGTTTTGGAATATATAACAAGTCCTGATAAGGCTCTATCTTTAAGGTAGACAACAATACATTATCAATATTCATAATTTGTAAAATTACAGGATCTATTTCATCATGTAAATAACTGTATTTCTTATTTATATAAATCAGTTCAAATTTTATTTTTCTTTCAAATGC